CCTCCGTCGACGAACCGCTGGGCTTGTTTCTCCGCCTGCTTCTGGTAGTAGCCCAGGTCGACGATGCTCTTCCCGCAGGTCTCGAAGATGTCCCCGTCTCCGGCGGGGAACAGCGCCTGCTTGTGCACGTTCTTCATTTCCTCCCGGAGTGCCGCGATCTGCGGGATGTCCATCCCCTTGATCGCCTCGAGGATGATCCCCGGGAGGTCTTCCATCTTGATGACTACCTGATTCGGTGCTGTCGGTGCCGGCATTTCCTTTTCCTCCGTTAGGGCACGCGGCCCATGATTTTGTCGATCTGTGTCTTGAAGATCGGGGCGATCGCCTTCGCCACCGCCGCGACCGCCTGATCCCTCTCCTCCTTCTTCCTCGCCTCTTCCGACTTGTCGGCCGGCTGGAATACGAGGAGCGGGATCTCTTCCTGCCCCGGAGGATTGCCCTGGCTCCCGTCGCCCTTTTCCCCGCCATCCGGTTCGGGCGGGAGGGATTCGAGGAGCGGTTTATATTTCGCGATCGTCTCTTCCGCTTTTCGTATGGCTTCCTCAATCCTTGCAATACCTTCTTGAAGTCCGGCGATCTTCACTTCGATTTCGAGGATCTGCTTCCCGGGGTCGGCTCCATCTCCTTCCACGACACGGAAGTTCGGATCCGACTTTCCTGGCACCAGTGCTTTGTCAAAGCGTGCATATTCTTCCGGCTGGCACTTCTCGCACGCCCTCCCGATCTCTGCCCCCTCGACCTTGAAGATCGTGAGCTCCCCCTTGCAGACCACGCAATCAACGGGCTTGTGATCTGTGCATCCCTGCCCGCAATCCTTGCACTCCTTCGTGTCCGGGAACCCGAACCAGCGTGCTACTTCATCCTTGACCTCTTCGCCTTTCTCCACCTTGTCCAGGAACTCTTTGATCGTCTGGGCAAACGGATTCGCCGGAACTCCGACGGGCGAGTACTCGTAGAGCTGCCACTTTGTCACCTCGCGACCATCGTATTTGCCTTCCCGCAAGAGATCCTTTGCCTCGTCGACCTTGTAGCCGATGGACCAGTTCGGGAGAAACCCGCCCTTCGCTTTCCCGTACAAGCGCCTTCCCACATCGTCCGGGAAGAACTGCGTCTTCGCGAGGATCCCCGGCTCACCATTGAACTCGCCCACGGTAAGCGACAGCGGCTTGCCGATCGGCTCGCTGCCCATCGACCCCCGCCCATGGAGCAGGAGAACGACTGGTTTCCCCACGAGCTTCATCCCCTTGGCGCGCATGACATCGCCGTCGCGGTCCTTGTGCTCCGTGGAGATGAAGTGCTCGAGGATCAAATTCTCGTCGTCGAACGCTTTCACCTGGGCTTCGAATGTCTTGTACTCGATCGGCATGACCGTCTCCTTTTCGGCAGGTTGCTTGAAATGAAAAACCCCGCCGAAGCGGGGCCGAATTACCACTCATCTGGGTGGTGCTATGCTTTCTCGTACCCCATGGCGCAGCGGCAGTTGCTTGTGACGATGCCTTGTGCTATCATCCATCCAACATCGGTTTGGAGATCATAGATATGGCCCACAAATTCAAAGTCCCGAATCTCGGAGATTTCGTCGAACGATACCGTTCCGGCACTCCTATCCAAGAGATCCTGGATGAATTCGGAATGAGCCTCTCGACGCTCTATGTGATCCTTCGAGACAACGGCATCCAGCTTCGTGACCAAACTACCCGCCCGAATCGTCGCAGGGTTTTCCCGGTCGATAAAATGATTTCCCGATTCCTTGCCGGGGAGAGCGTCAAGGCTCTCGCTGATTCCCTTGGAGTCGAAAGAGGCACGATCGCCCTCCATCTTCGGGAGAGGAATATCCCAACTCGCGGCCGGTCCGAGGCAGAGCGGTTGAAATGGACCAAGATTCACAAGAGCCGTAGGCTGGTCAAGCGTCAATGTTCCGCCGCCTGGGATGCCGCTCGCGGTAGAGAACAGGCGTTGAGCGAACGAGTTGCCCGCGCCAGGACTTGCCATCTTCGGCTTAACCGTATAGGCCGGTACGAGGATGAGGTCTTCCGTGCGCTCTGCGATGCAGGATTCTCGGTTTCTCGCCAGCATCCCCTTGGCCGTTACAACTTGGATCTTGCCATCAATGAGCCGCGCATCGCCGTGGAGGTCAGCATCGGTTGCAGCTTCAAGCACTCTTCCGTTCGTCGAGAACGCCTCGAACACATCCTTGATCAGGGATGGTCCGTTTTCGCGGTTTGCATCCCCTACCACACCCGGGAGAAAGCACGGCTTGCCGTTATAACCGAGAAGTGCATCGCCTTTGCGGAGGTCCTTCGCAGGGACAAGCCCGCGAGAAGTCAGTATGGGATGATTGGGCGTAACGGAGAGCCGGTGTCCCCCGGCGGTCTCGATCTCCCGCGCAGGCCCCGCGTACTTGGCTTTTAGGCCAGCCACGAACCGCCCGCTTACGAGCGTTCCCGGCAGGAAGCAGTTGATCGTCTCGGCCGGGTCGCTCCCGTTCCCCGGTGCGTCCATTTCGTCTTCCCCGACCGTGAACATCTCATCGATCGGGATCCCGTCCGCATATCTCTCCCCGGCCTCCATGTGCGTCGGCCGCACGGCCTCGTCTCCCGCGGTGATCCAGGTCTTGAGGAGCTTGTCCTCGATGCCCGCCTGACGTATCGCCAGTACATCGGCCATGTTGTTCGCGGCCACCACCTCGGTCCTCGCGATCAGGGGGGCGCGGTACTTATCGTACGAGTCGAACTTCTCCCGCAGCGTGTCCGCGATCACGGAGAGCGGCTTCCCCTCGGAGAACCCCTGGCGGAGGATGACCTTGATGTCGTCGAAGGTCGTCCCGGCGACGGCCTCGGAGAACTGCTCCATCCTCGTCCCGATCCATTTCCTTACCTTCGGATCGTTCACGTTGAACACGAATGTGACCCCGACCTCCCGGAGGAACCGCTTCCCCTCGCCGTCGACCATCGTAGTCACGGGCGGGTCAAGCAGGAGGCGCAGCCTCTTCGCCTCGGCCTTCTTGTCGATGTTGATGTTGTCGCCGACGCCCTTCTTCGCGACGTGCTCCTGGACTGCCTTCCTGCTCCACCCGTTGTATTGCGCTTCGACCTGCGGGCCGAGCTTGTTCAACCGGGAGATTACGTCGGCCTCGACAGACCGGAAGTATCCCTTTATCTGCCCGGAGACCATCTTCTCCCAGGGGCCGATGCGCAGGACGAACGACCGCCACTGTCTCGCCCTCCTGCGCGCAGACGCCTTCTCCTCGACATCGACGCCCTTCGGCGGAGGAGTGGGTTCCGGCTCCTCGGTCCCGTACTGGATCAAGTTGAACGGGATCCACGGGGCATCTCCCCACGGGACCGTCGGCCTGCCTTTACGCTTCAGGTAGTCGTTGACCGTGGAGATCAGATTCGCGACCTCGAACTCCGCCTCTTTGAGATCGAACTCCTTGTCGCCGGCGTCCGGGAGGTTGAACTCGACGAACAGCCCGCGGTCGTACCTCGGCAGGAGGAACGTGTTGATCTGCTCCTCGATGAGCACGCACTTCGGCCCGATGCACTCCTTCACGAACGTCTCGTCGAGCACCTCCATGTTCGCCCGGTTCGACGGAACCTCGAGGCCGAGCTTCGCCTCGGAGAGATCGTACGAGGTGACGATCCTCTCCCGCATATCCTTCGAGATCTCCGAGGTTCTCATCTCCCTGTTCGACCACCCGGCCTTATCTGCCTTCAACCCGGAGTGCGTGATCCACGGGTCTCCGGAGGCCGCGGCGCTGCCGAACTGCTCCCGGATCTGCTGCTTGATCTCGTCGAGCTGCTCTCCGACGAGAGGCTGATCCGTGTGCAGATGGATCCCCGGGACACCCATGTTCTTGAGGAGGGCCCGCTGCTGCTGCATGAGGTAGGTGTCGATGTCGTACGGATGGAGTTGGGCCATGAGGGGGCTGAACCCGAGCCATGGCGATGACGGGTTGGGGTACTTCATCGCGATGATGTCTTCGCGTGCAAACGTCTCGTTGATGCTGCCATCGCGGTAGGACCAGGACTCCGTCTTCATGTCCCTGGTCACGTTGGGCTTGATGACGGCGGTCTTCGTGAGGGGAAGCGGCCAGACCTCCCCGGGGAGTCCGAGCCCGTTCCTCGGGAGATACCAGGCGCAGAGGCCGCCGATCTCCATCCGGACCACGGTCTCGTACCAGAGCACCATCTTCGACATGATGTCGTTCGGCCGGCGGACGAGGTCGAGGAACGGATGGCTCGTCACCTCGCGCTTTTCTACCCCCATGTCCTTGAGAAAGAGGACGCGCTCGGCCTCCGTCTCGAACTCCTTCGCCCGCACGTAGATGGACATCGGGTCGAGGATCTTCTGCCCACCAGTTCCCCGAAGGGTGAACATCTGGATCGGTCGCATGGCGATGGTCTTGGCGATCTTGTCGATCGCGGTATAGACCCATGACCGATAGGAATCGACGAGCCGCGCATAGCTCGGCGTACCGCCCTCTGTGCCGAAGAACTGGTATGAGAAGGGTGAGGCGAGGTTCCTGGCCGGCCGGATCTGGGCCTTGCTTTCAAGCGATGATTCGATTCCCGAGAAAAGATCTAGGGCCGTCCTCCGGTGCGTGGCGGAGATTATTTTTTCCGTCACTCCTTTTTCCCCCATCTCGTCAGTCCCCCTGCTCGAATCTGTCCGTCGCCTGCTTTCGATCACCAGATCCAACGACCGCGAATCCGGGGGTCGATCTCTGCGACAGATAATTGACGGCCTGCGTCATCGCGTCCACCTGGTCGTCGTTCGCACCGAGGGGAAACGACGAGCACTCCTCGATGAAATCCCCGACCCACGGCGCGATCGTCGGGTCGGGGAGGTGGATGTTCCCCGCCTCCTGCTCAGGCTGGATGGCATACGCCCGGGCGACCTTTCCGCCCTTCGGCTCGACCGAGATAATCCCGGGGATCTCCTTCCTGAGCGTCTCGACGACCGCCGTCCCGTTCGCCTTGTCCTCGATGAGGATCGCCTGAGCCTTCGGGTACTGTGCCTTCATCTGCCGGACAGTCTGGACAGAGGCTCCGAATCCCATCCTCCCCCGGGCCTGCCCGAGAAGGTACTTATCCGCTTCCTTCTTCCCCCACGCCTGCCCGACCACGAAGTCGGAGTCCGACAGCTGTTTGAACGCCATGTCGAACGACAGGATGATTTCTCGGATCTCCGGAAGCGCCTTGTAATATTTCCAGTGGTCGCGCTTGAAGATCCCGCCGCCGGCCGGCGACGGCGCCTGTTGCAACTGCCCCGCGGTTCCGTAGGAACCAAGTCGAGTCTTCAACTCTTTCAGCGATGCCACGTCGAAACGCTGTGGCCACAGCAGCTCGCCCATTTCTTTTCGTGGGTCATAGGCCCCGAGGGAAGTCGAGCGTCGCTTCCCGTCAAACTCCATCGGGAGGCAGATGTGTTCCCACCTCACGTCCTGAGATAGCAGGTGCCCCGTGGCATCCCGTTCGTGGCCGCGCTGCTGCACCACGACTTGGCGACCCGTTTTCGGGTCGTTCATACGAGTGCTCCACACTTCGTCAAGCCAGCGATTCACCCCGTCTCGTACCGGGTCCGAATGGATCTCATCGAGGTTGTTCGGATCGTCGGCGACAAGGATATCGGCGCCTTCCCCGACGACCGATCCGCCCACGGATGTCGCGAGTCGATACCCCGCCTTGTCGTTCTCGTACCGGCTCTTCACGTTCTGGTCGCCCGTTAGCTGGTACACGCGCCCCCAGCGGGCCCGATACCAAGAACTCTCGATGATTCGCCGGCAGCGGAGCGAATCGCGGACCGACAGCCCCATGGAGTAAGACGAGAACATCCACCGGGTCGTCGGTCTTGTAGCCCATTCCCATGTCGGCCAGAACACGGAGATCAACCCGGATTTCATGGTCCGCGGCGGTTCGTTTACGAGGAGCCTGGTGATCCGCCCCGCGCTGACCGCCTCGAGGTGTTCACAGAGGGATTCGATATGCCAGCCAGGGACGAACGGCACCATCGGTTCGATGATATGCCACGCCTGCTTAATGAACTCGTGGAGGCTCTTCTCCGCAATCAGCTTGTCGATCAGGTCCAGCGGGGGGGCTTCCGGCGTCGCTGTTTCCGTTCCGGATGATGTCGCGAATGCGTTTGAGATCGTCAACCGATAGGCTCCTTAAACGCTGCTCCTCTTCCGCAGAGACTCCGGGGTTCAGAGGGATACCGTCCGCGCCGGTCACTTCCTGGCGCTCGACCCAGCCGCGCTTCTTCCCCTTGCACTTGAGGTAGAAAATCATGGCGGTCAGGTTCCCGGACTGGATCTTCGCCATGAGCTTCGACTCGGTGAAGTCGAGCAGATAATCGTCGAGTTCCCTGATCGATGCTGCGAACTGCGGATCCCTTTTCATCCATTCGAAATACGTCGTGCGCCCGATATTGGCCGCTTCGCAGGCCAGGTAGATGATCCCACCCTTTTTCTGGTAGACCTCGAGGAACATCTGCTTCCTGTGTTCTCGTTCCTCGAGTTGTTTTTCCCCGCGCAATGGCATGGTAATTACCTTCCTCCGTTACGTCGCAACCTTTTCAGGCGCGCGGATCCTCTCGGCCTTCTTGCCCGTGAAGTTCTCGTACCGGGCGGCGATCACGTCGCAGTAGGGAGGATCCATCTCCATGAGGAAGCTCTTGCGCCCGGTCTGCTCCGCGCCGATGAGCGTCGAACCGCTGCCCCCGAACAGATCCAAGACGTTCTCGCCACGGCGGGAGGAATACTCCATCGCGCGGACGGCCAGCTCCACCGGCTTCTCGGTCAGATGAATCATGCTCTGCGGGTTGACCTTCTTCACCGACCAGACGTCGACCGCGTTTGTGGGGCCGTACCAGTGGTGCGCCGCGCCTTCTTTCCAACCATAGAATGCCCACTCATGGTTCCCCATGAAGTCCTTCCGGGTCAGCACTGGGTGCTCCTTCACCCAGATGATCGATTGGGAGAAGTAGAGCTTGCACTCCTTGAGCACGGGCGGATAGTTGCCGCAGTTAGCGTACCCGCCCCAGATGTAGAAACCCCGCCCGGGCTCCAGGACCCGGGAGATGTTGCCGAACCAGGCACGGAGCAGACGGCCGAACTCCTCGTCGGAGACAAAGTCGTTCATCAGCTGCCGGTCCTTGGGCCGCATCTTCTTGGTGGTGGGCTTGGCCTTCCCCGGGTGGAGGGCGAGATCCAGGCTTTGGTGATGCGTCTTCGTAAACGAACTGTTCCCGGCAGCGATCGCGTTGTTGCTGCGAGGCTCGACCTTGACGTTGTATGGGGGGTCGGTGTTGACCAGGTGGATCGTCGCCCCGCCCAGCAGGGAATCGACGTCTTCCACGCTCCCGCTGTCGCCGCAAAGGAGCCGGTGATCTCCCAGGATCCACAGGTCCCCGGGTTGCGTGATCGCATCGTCGGGCGGTTCCGGGACTTCATCCGGGTCGGTCAGCCCCCCCCCCCCCCCCCCCCCCCAAGATCGAACATCGTGTTGAGCTCGTCTTTCTCGAACCCGACCTCGAGGAGCATCGCCTCGTCGATGTTCGCAAGCTCCGCGAAATCCCACTCCCCGAGGTTCTTGTTCTCGCGGAGGTTCGCCTCGAGGTATTCCTCCTCGGTCAATTTCCGGTTGGGGATGCGGACGTCGATTGTCTCGTCCCCACGGCCGAGAGCCACGAGGATCCGGCACCGCTGGTGCCCCGAAACGATCCGCCCGTCCAGGTCAACCACGGGGATCGACATCAGGTTGAACTTCTCGAGGGACCGCGTAAGATCGCCCGCCTGCTTCTCCGTCATGCGCCGGGGATTGTGCTCGAAGGGAACGAGGTCTCGGATCCTGCGTTTCTCCGTATGCCACGCCAGATGCTCGCTCACATCGCCCCCATCGCCAGCGCATTCTGCTTCCGGTGGTGCATGGCCAGCGAGTACGCCCTGCTGGTTCCTACGGGACAAACATCGCACTCGCGGATCTCCAATTCCTTCTCCGTTGCCGGGCTGATCCTTCGCTTGAGACACGACCGCTCCCGCCCGAGACGCTTGCAGGAACGCCATGCGTGACCAGCGGGAACGAGCATTTGAGGCTCCAAAAAGAAAGCCCGCCGTGGCGTGGGCGGGCTCTCCGAAAGGGAGGGTGATGACTACAACATCCAGTATGCCTGAAATTTAGGGGAATCATGGGGCCATGACAAGAGGACAAATTATGGAAATGTCCTCCTTTGTCCACTTAGGTTTCGATGAACATCCCGCCGCACTTCCCGCACGGCTTGGCCGCGTGCTTCCGGACCCATGCGTCTATGTCCTCCGGCTTGGCCATCATCCTGCGTCCGAGGAAGGAAACTGGGAAGTCAGAGTACTTCGCGATCAGGCGCGTCACTGTGCGCCCGGCCACGTTAAGATAACCCGCGATGTCCTTACGTCCGGAAAGCCATCGGTCTTGGTCAGTCATCAATCCTCTTCCTCACGCAACTTGAATGTCCCCCTCTCTCAATCGTTGCTTGATCCGCCGGATATCCCACGCCACGATCCCGCGCAAAGTCACCGGCCGCCTCCGCTCCTTGCAGGTGCGGCACACCTGCGGCTTCAAGTTCACCTTCACGGCCATCGCCCGGGACAGGCACACCGGGCAGACCGGGTGATCCGGGATCCGCTCCCAGATCGAACTGGCCGCCTCCCTCGATGCACGCTCGTAGATCTCCACCCATCCCGTGCGGTCTTCCGCCACCAGCGGGATTAGGACGGAGAGCGCGTAGTCCCGCTCATGGTCAGAGAAGTCCACGCGCTGCGGTGCCGGCAGGCCGAGCTGCGGGATCAACGATTTCACTCCAAGCGTGGACATGATCGTGTCGGCCTTTTCGACGTGCTGGCGCAAAGTCATCATGCGCCAAGTTCCCGCGCCCAACGCGGAAGCGATAACAGAGACGCCACGCGCCCCAGGCGCCGACGCAAGAGCACATATATCGTCCAGAGGCTTCTCATGCGTTCTCCTTCGCCTTCCTCCTCTCGTTCGACTCCCGCACCATGCGTTCCGCGGCACTCTCCCGGCGGGGCCAACCGTAGTTGTGCATCTTGTATTTCGGCAGCCGCCCCTTGCGTTCCTCCAGGCGCTTGTAGTGGCTCACCGCCCGGTCGTGTTTTCGCTCGGCCTTCCTGGCATTGGTCGGGCGCATCCGCAAGAGCTGCTGTCCCATTGAGTCCTTGATCTGCCTGAACGCAAGAACGCCCTTCCCCATCGCATCCAGAAAAGCCCTGCGAAGATTCATGCCTTCTTCTCCTTCGCCGTTCTGATCTTGTGAAGCTCTTCGAGGAATTGATGCACGCTTGTGGCCACGATCCGTTCAAGACCGCAGCGCCGGTAGATCTCTCCCCACTCGACTTGCTCTGGTTCGAGATCACTTCTGGTGAGCTTACATTCCACCATCACAACGCACCCGGCGTCCGGGACGTATACCGTGAGATCCCAAGTTCCTGCCGAGTGAAGACGCAGCCATTGATCCGGACTCCTGACGCCCTTGGCCATGCCGGTCGCGTTTCGTTCGCACCTGATGTGTAGCCGCCGGCAGACCTCCCGGATCGGTTCCATGATCTCCGACGTCTCCCAGTTCTTGGCCGCACCTGACCCCCTCCTTCTCTCCCGGGCCCAGGGCAGTCGTGCGAATCGGGTCACCTCTCCATGCCTACTTTCATGGGCAGCGAGGGCTGTTCAACGTCCAGGTTCGCGATGAACGATCCCTTCTGGTCGCCGGTGAGCGCATCGATCTGTGCTTTCACGTCTTGGTCGGGGATCTCTACGTGGCAAACGATACGCGCGTACTGTTGTGGCCCGTCCTTCCCCGCGCGGATTCGGTACGACACCTCTCGAACGTGCATCCTGACTTTTGCCATGCGATCCTCCTTTTTTCTTCGTCCGTTTTGTCCCGACGGTTGTGGGTTATAGGCCTTTCCCGACAGACCCGAGAAACGCTTGGGCCGTCTTGACGATTTCTCCTGACGTCAACCCTGCTGCGAGCAACGCATCGGCGAGGGCGTTGTTGTGGATCGGATGTGCCTGGTACTCCCGAAATAGGGCGGCGATCTTTTTGGCAACGTCGTCCCGGAGGTTGAGGTTCTTGATTTCGGTTGGGAGATTGATGTTCCCCCCGGTAGGCGCAGCGCCGGCCGGTGCTTCGAGCACTCCGGACGGTGCGTCTGCGCCGCCACTATTACCACCTTGTGTGCTTAAACCACAGATCTTCTTTTCTGGTTTAGGAACAGGAGAAGGAGCAGGAGCTGGGGCATTGCGTTTCGCATTGCTTTCTGCATTGCTATTCGCTTTGCCTTTCGCATTCGGGGCGCGTTTTGTAAATGGTTTTTTCCTCTTTTCCCATCCTATTTCTGCGGCCTTTCTGGCTATTTCGGACCGCTCTTCTCGGAAATACGCATAGGGGTTTCGCTTGCGCCAGTTATGCAATCCGTAATGCGAATCGCATAAGTCTATAAACCCTGCTTTTCCGGGGCCTCCCGCATCAAGAAGGGCGGATATGAATTCCAGGGGATCGTTTTTCCACCCTGCAGCATCGGAGATTTCCACATGGCTCATAGCCGTGAGAATCCCCTTGGGGAAATACCTTGAGGTGTAGCACCAGAGGCGAAAGAGACAGGCGATTCCGTGATCCCCGGTCCTCCGGTAAAACCGAACCGTTTTTGGATGACCGAAGAAGGCATCGTCTACCCGGATGTCTTGCACCTACCCCCTCCTCCTGACGGTCAGGCCCGGCCATCCGCCGATGGAAGGTCCTGGGCCCCTCTTCTTCCAGCCATCGGCCTTGTACTTGTGCCAGTCCTCGACGAGGATGAAGCGGTAGATCCAGATCATATTGGCGATTCCTTGTTCAGCACGCCGTCCACTCCCCGCGGATCAAATATCCGTGAATGTCGTCGGTCAGAATCGACGGCTCCACGGTGATCGTGCCGTCATCGTGTTCGGTAATTTTGTGTTCGGTGAGGGGGCCGGAATGCCCGACGCCCGGGGGCCTGACCCACCAGGTTCCGTCCGGATGTTTCCCGTAGGATCCCGGTGGCAGCGCGAAGCGATCATGCGAGTCGGGATAGATGCGGGTGAGCTTCACGCCGCCCTTACCCCAGCACCTTCAGCGCCGCGATCGCGTTGTCGATGTTCTGGCG